CAAACCTATTGATAAAGTTCTTATAATCAGCAATAGATATTGGAAAGAATGCGAAGATGATAAAGAACCACTAAAACACATCTGGGATAGGATGTGGGAACTATATAATAATATTTATAATTTTAGTGAGAAATCTGAATGGCAATCAAAGACTATTATTCCCAAACTTCCTGCAGCAGTAAAAAGTGCTTCTGCTTTTTTGAAAAGGTCTTTAATAAGAGCAAAGACATTTTTTTCTATTTCCACAAAAAGAGAAAAAGATTACGGTGTTTATATCCCTGCTCTTACAAAAAATCTTCAAGAACAGTTAAGGCAATGTGATTTTGTTAATACTTTTGTTGAAAGTTTGAATGCGGCTTTGTTATCATCTTTAATGATTTTCAAAGTATATTGGCAACCTGGTGAAAACAATGATGAAGATTTGGCTTCTAATAATACCGGAGGGGTAGAATTTGAAAAGCAAGAAAATTCTGTAATGAGCAATTTAAGTTCTATTCTTGGTCTTGAAAAAGATAAAATACAAGGGAAATTAAGAGTAGATGCTGTTGACCCTTATGATTTCTTTATTCATAAAAGAAAACAATATGTTATTCATAGATACAAAATAGAGTTGCACAAACTTAAACAACTTGCTAAAAACAAACGTAACAAATATGAATATGAATCAATACAAAGTTTAGAATCAAGTTGTAATAATACAACTGCAGATATAGAAAAGAATGAAAGGGAAGGAAAAAATCCTCCGACTACTGAGGCGATACCATCTGTAACAGTTAAAGAATATTGGGGTAACCTTATTGACGAACAAGGAAAAATATTGTATGCTAATTGTACATGGTCTATTGTTAATGACAGTTATGTATTAAGAAAACCTATAAAAAATGAGTTCTTACATGGATTACCACCTTTTGTTTATGGACCGCTGTTAAGGAAACCTTTCAGCACTTATCATAAAGGATTTTTTGAAGATGGATATTCGTTAGCAAAATCACTAACTGAAATAATACAAGTTTCTGAAGATACAAACAAATTTGCTTCAATAAATGCTTTTGAGATGGATGTTGACCAAATACATGACCCTGAACAACTAAAATCAGGTATATATCCAGGAAAATGTTTGCTTAAAAATGGTGGTGGATTAGGTAATCCTTTGTTACGTGCGATAGAATTAGGCAGAATCAATCCGCAGAATTTACGTTTATATCAGGAAGAAGATAGAGAATGGCAGAATGCTAATGGATTAACAGAGTTTTTGTTAGGTAAACCGTCAACAAGAGGAAGACCTACTGCTACTGAAGTTGTAGAAAAAGGTAAACAGGCGTCTGCTTTGATTGAAGATTTGGCTTTAGATATTGAAGATTATGTTTTTGTCCCTTTAATTCAAATGATATTAGCGGTTTTGATACAATACCAGCGTAATTTTGATGACATGCGTTTAGAAGGGTTTAATGAACAAATGGCTGATGTATTAGAAGAATTGGCATATTTACCGGATGTTGATAAAGTCAAATTGTTCAAAAACAAAGTATTTAATATTGAAGCAAGAGGAATGTCTGGTGTTATTGCTAAATCAGGGCAATTCCAAAAAGTTCAAGGGTTTTTATCTTTAATCAAAGAAATACCGATGTTGGCACAGCGTATCAATATTGATTATTTTATTAAACTGTTAGTAGAATCTATGGATTGGGACCCTGAAGATGTTTTATTACAGCAACAACCTCCGTCAATGCCGCCTCAAGGACAGCCAGGACAACAAGGAATGCCAGGTGGTGGTATGCCTCAACAAGGTCAGGGAATGCCTAATCAGTTAGAGATGTTAAGCAATATGATGCCACCGCAGGAAGGTGGTCAAGGCGGTATGCCATTAGGAATGCCTCCTGAAGGAGTATAAATATGAATAAAAATGAAATCACAAAAGCAGAATTATTAGGTTTAACTGAAAGTGTTGAAAAATATTTAGGTATATTTTTTGAAAACCGTAAAAATATTTTGTTAAGGCAGTTGGCAAATAGTCCTGCTGACTTTAATAGTTTATTACAAATTCAAGCAAATATAAAAGCAGTTTTATCGTTAGAGCAAGAAATTTTGCTGGATAAGATAAAAGCAACAAGCAAATAATGTAGGACAAAAGCCATAGATTTTTAATCTATGAGACCTTGAAGTAAATAGGAGGCAGTATGGAAACAAACGGAACAAGTTCCCCTGCGGCAAATTCTGAAAATCAGAATAACCAATCTCCGCAGGATACGAACGGTGATAAAGGTCTTCTTTCAGGTAAATATAAATCTGAAGAAGAAAGGGATAAGGCATATTTAGAGGCACAGAAAACCATGCAAGAAGCATTAGAACGTGCTAAACATGCAGAAGAGATGTTAGAAGCTTATATATTAAGCTCTACACCTTCAGCATCACAAAGCAATTCTAATAACAATGCTGGTGTAAATAGTGCTGGTGGAACAGGAACTCCTGTTTCTGACTATAGTTCACTTTTAACAGACCCGAATGGGACTCTGGCTAAAATCAAAGAAGACGCTAAAAAAGAAGCATTAGCGGAAGTACAGAGATACCAGAGTGTTGTTGAGTTACAACGTCAGACAAGAGATAAGTTTTACCGTGATTATCCCGACCTTATCGACAGCGATGTGATTGTGGGTCATTTTGCGGCTGAAGTTACAGCTAACAACCCTCGTATGCCATTAGAAATGGCTATGAAGGAAGTTGCCCAAAAAGCAAGACAGTATATAGGTAAGTTAAGAGAAAAAGGTGGAGAAGGTGCTGCTGCTGTTGGAGGCGGGACTGGTGGAACCAGAAACGAAATTCCAGGGAGCAGTGATTCAAAGCCGAAACAATTAACTCCAGAAGAAGTTTTGCTTGCCGAAGTTAAAGCCCGTAATTCACAGCGTAATTCAAAGATTGGTTTTTAATTTTTGGAGGAATAAATTATGCAAAATTGGAAAACCGATGCAGATGGCGGTTATCTTGCTAATGATGTTTTAAGCAAGAAAATCAGACAGATTGCTCAACCACAGATGAAATTTAGACAATTTTGTCGTGTAGAACCCGGGTTGGGTAAAGGGAAAGGAGACACTATCAAGTTTGATAGAGTTTCCAACGTAGCGTCTTCAGGAAGAGCGATAACGGAATTTGAGACGATGCCAGAAACAAGCATTACTGTTACACAAGGAACTGTAACGGTAAGTGAGTATGGCAATTCGATACCTTATACTGGAAAACTTGAAGCGTTATCAGAATTTGATGTTAACAACATCTGGACAAAAGCGTTGTTGGATGACCAGAAGAAAGTATTAGATGCAGCTGTAGGTGCTGTATTTAAGACCTGTAAGATTAAGTATATTCCTACAGGAACTGCTGGAAATCCGACAGGCACTTTTGACACTGATGGAACTGTATCAACAGCAGCCACAAGAGATATTTCTTGGTTTGATATAGGAACCATTAGAGATTATATGGTCAGCAATCTCTATATGCCTTTTTACGACGATGATAACTATGTTTGTATAGCAAACGCTGGTTTTCTTCGTGCTGTAAAAAACGATGCTACTTGGCAGGAAGTTGCTAATTATGCTTCTCCGCAAAGTAGATTAACAGGCGAAGTTGGCAAAATAGAGAAGATTCGTTTTATTGAGGAATCTAATGTTATGGCTAATACTCTTGGAACCACATCTTACAAAGGCGAAGCGATTGTTTTTGGTGGAGATGCTGTGATAGAGGGTTTGGTCATTCCTGAAGAAATCAGGGCTAAAATCCCGACTGACTATGGTCGTTCAAAAGGTGTTGCTTGGTATGCCATGCTTGGCTTTGGCGAAGTATGGAATACTGCGAATGCTGGCGAAGCAAGAATTATACATATAACATCTACGTAATGGTGTTATAAGTAAGATAAACAACTAAAAGGAGGTGTTAATTATGCAATATGATAAACCGGTTTCTCCGTTGTGTATTCCTATAACAATTGATTTTAGTAGTGGGACAGAAGGTGATACGCTTTACACCTATACCGCTGAAAAAGATTTTGTTATAAAGGATATGTCCTTAATAGTTACAGAAGCTATTGTTACTGGTGGACATAAAATCTCTGTTGAAATAGAAAATGTTGAAAAAGCAGTGTTTACTTCTGTTGTTTCAGACCCTATTGGGACTATGTATACTCCCGATACGGCTATAAACACAAGTAAACCCATTGCTGTTTCAAAAGGTGATGAGATAGAGATAATCAACAAGACAAAAGTTGATGCTGCTGGTTCTGGTATGCTGTATCTATGGATACAAGAAGAGTCATAATTTGTAAATCGGGTTTTGGTTGTTTTCCTTGCCTGAAAAACAACCATTATTTTACTTTATTTAGGAGGGACTTATGTTAGACTTGAAAAAACCGTATAAATATATTGTTGGACAAAATGAAATTTATTATATTCAAAATGGTGTTAAGTATAATGTTTTAGGAAAAGAAATTTCTGATAATAAAGAAGAAAAACAAGAAAAGCAGGTTATAATAAAATGTCCGCACTGTGAAAATATATATACTGATAAGGAAAAATTCAAACAACATCTTAAAGCGAAACATAGTAAAGTTGAGAAGAAAGAATCTAATAAAATCGGAGAATAAATGAACTTCGGAGAAATAAAAACCCAAGTTGGTGTTTTAATTGCTCGCAATAACAGTACTGTTACTGCTCAAATTCCTTTATGGATTAGAACAGCACAAAGACGAGTAAATAACCATAAAAATTGGTGGTTTTTACAAACGTTAAGACAATCTACACTAACTGAAGACCAGCAAAGTTATTATTATCCAGCCGATGCTTCTACTCTCTATAAAGATGATAATGTTTTATATCTTTATAATACAACAGACAACAAGTATACTATACTTGAAATGATAGGTTTTGAAGAAGCATTAAAACTTTATGGACCAACCACAAAAGGTGTTCCTAAACATTGGGTAGCAGAAAGAAATGCTTTTAGGTTGTTTCCTATTCCTGATGATGATTATAATGTAGCGTTTTTGTATTATCAGTTTTTGGCAGATTTGTCTGCTGATGCGGATGAGAATACTTTAACACGAGAGTATCCTGATTTGTTGATTGAAGGTGCTTTAGCAGAAGGTTTTGCTTATCTGCAGGAATTGAATGATGTCCAACTCCATGAAGCAAAATTCCAAGCTTTATTAAAGCATCTTGTTATCAGAGATACTGACAGGAAACTTCCGCTGAATGTGAAACTTATTCCAAAATATAATGTTGATGGCACTATTTTATCTAAAAAATCTGCTATTGACGATTATTATTAAGGGAGATTTTATGTGGGATAGTAATATTCCTGGCGGACAAGATAATATCAAGTTCGGTGCTGAACAGTTGCGTGATTTTAAGGTTGATTTAGAAGATGCCTTAAACGAGGAACATTTATTTCCTATAGATGGTTCTTCTCCGCAATGTATTCACAAGATACCTTATGGCAAAACTATAAACAAACCGAGTTCTATTAAGAGCCAACAGATTTATATTAACAATGAAACACATCAAATAGAATTTGACCATCCTGTTGATGGCTGGCAACAGGTTGGTTCTGTTATTCCAACTGGTGCTAAAATGTTTTTTATTCAAAATACTGCTCCTGTTGGTTGGACAAGATATAATAATTTTGCTAACGATGTGATGTTGAAACTTGCTACTACTGATGAATATAATACCGGTGAAGTCCCTTTTATGAATTGGGAAGATGATTTTGACGGTGAAGTTCCTGATGTAGGTAGTAGTGATGATAATTATAATTATACAAGAGGCGGAGACTATATAAGCAAATCTGGCGGATATTTAATATTTGAGGTTCATGGTGGTACCACAAATACTATTAGGGCTGCTTATAATCAGTCATTGGACTTTTCATCTGCTCGTTGGAGTTTATCTTCTGAAATGGTATTAAAGCAATTTGGTATAAGCAGTGATATTGCTGTTGGTTTTAGTAATGAAGATAACATAGGTGGATTAGCTTATTATGGTGTTTTATCTGTTCATATAGACAATTCGGGTGCTTCTCCTGGCATATATTTGAAATATAGGGCTACGACATCGGATACTGTTACAAGTGTTAAAATATATGATGGCGGTATATATGCTGTTGGTAGTACAGAAGTGAGTATAAAAATAGAAATTATGCATCAAAGTAATAAAACATATTACAGGGTTACAAAAGATGGTGTTATTATAGCAGATGATAATTTAACAACTTTGACATATACAAATTTATATGCTATAATTGGTGGTAGGTGGGGAAGTCCTTTAACTGCGAGTAATCCTTATTTGAAAGTTTATATTGACAATTTATTATTAACATGCGATGAATATGCTACTATTGGCGGTGCTTGGCAAATACCGGATATAGTGGTTGATAATCATACACAATCTCACAAACATGGTTTTAGGACTTTAATAGGCAACCCAGAATGGAATGCGAGGATTAAGCATACTCCAAGAGACAGTCCTCCATTTGTTACAAATCATAAACATAGAAGCGAAGGCAAACCAGATGGGTTTGTTTATTTTGAAACAGGCGAAACAAGTATTACTCATACTCATACAAAAACTATGGCTATAACAACTTGGAGACCTTTATATGTTAATTGTATTTTGTGTCGCAAGGATTAAATATGTATGATAAAACAGCACCATTAAACACTGATTTAGTATCAGCTGGCGATGATGATATAAGAGCAACAAAAGAAGCAATAGAGGAAGCGATACAAATTGAACATGATTTTCCTGTTGTTGCTGGATTGCCTGTTGCTCGGCATAAATTTCCTAATGGTAATAGTACATCAAGGCCGGCAGGATATAATGGCAGAATATATCTGAATACAGAAATCAATGCTATTGAGCAATATCAAGGCGGTTGGAATACTGTTGCTTCGTTAATACCAAAAGGCAGTATAATGTTGTTTTATCAATTAGCAGCACCTACAGGATGGACAAGATTATATTCTTACGATGATAGGATGTTAAGGTTAGTTAATGATGATACTGCTGGTGATACTGGTGGTAGTTGGGTATTACCGGATATAGTAGTTGATGATTATACAATGGAAGCTCACAAGCATAGTGTTGAAAATTTTAGTACTTTGGATGAGAATATATCTTTACATACTAATTATGACCATTCAAAGCAACTTGGTGGTTCTTGGGCTATCTGGGCTATCAATGATAAACATGGACATATTTTAAGTTTAGTTCCAGAAGCTGGGACATCAAATACTTTTGTTATAAAAGATGAAAGTGTGCATGGTCATACATTTACACATAATGGTAGTTGGAGGCCTAAAATAACAAGTGTAATTGTAGCGGAGAAATGGTAATGAGCTGGGATAAAACAACGCCTGCTGGCAATGAATCTCTTGTTCGTGGTGATGATAGGATAAGGGAATTAAAAGAGGATTTAGAATATGCTTTAGAAGAAGAGCATAATTTCCCTGTTGATAATAATAATCCTGTTGCTACGCATAAATTTCCTTATGGTGGAGAAGCCGAAAAACCTTTATTTTCTGCTACAAGTTGTAGGTTATACTTTAATACAGCCAGATGTGTAATTGAATATGAAAATGGCATTGATTGGGCAGATATAGCAGTATGTTTACCAACTGGTACAAGAATGATATTTGCTAATTTATCTGCTATTACAGGTTGGACAAGGGTTGTTATAGAAGATAAATTATTAAAAGTATCTGGAACCGACACTAATGAAGGTGGTAGTTGGGATTTGACTGGTTATGTTTCTGATAATCAAGATATGGAGCATAAGCATTATTCTTTGTTATTAGACATTAGCGAACAAATCAATGCTTATTGGATACGGGTTACGAGAGATAGTGATGAAGTGGATATGATAGGGACGAAAAGTGATGGAGACGCTTTTTATAGGCATAAACACATATTTGATAGTGCTGGATATAACGGTGGAACAGGGCATTCAAGTTCAAACGCCGACCAGTTATCAACATCATCGATTTTACATAATCATAATGCTACTTTTGGAGATTGGAAATTAAAATATTTTGTTTGTTGTGTTTGCGAAAAAAATTAAGGGGGTCTGAAAATGAAATGTCCATTAACGGGTAAAAAATGTTTAGAAAAAGATTGTAAATGGTGGATACATTTGCTTGGTGAAAATCCGCAGACAGGAAGTATGGTTGACAGATTTGATTGTGTTATTAGTTGGATACCCTTATTGTTGGTTGAAATAGCTAAAGAAAGCAAATCTGGTGGCATTGCTACTGAAAGTTTTAGAAATGAAACTGTTAAAGTGTTAAAAGGTGGTTTTATGGCAATGTTAGAGCAAAACAAACATAAACAAATAGAGGATAAAAATGAGTAACTTAAAAACACTTATTATCCAGGCACCGGAAAAAGGTATAGTTGGGAATATACCGTCTTATTTATTACCTATAAACGCTGTTGAAGATAGTTTGAATATGCGTTTTTATCAAGGAAAAGCAGAAAAGACATTTGGTTATGAAAAATTTTCATCGGATACAGTTTTAGATGATGAAAAGATAAGGCATATTGTTGACTTCTTTATGTTTGACGGGTCGGATAAATTATGTTTTGTTACAGATAATAGATTAAAATATTATAATACCACAACTAAACTTTTTATTGATATAGGTGCTTATCTAACAGGGAATACTTATGGTGTTTCTTCAACTATTTTTAATAACAAGTTGTATTTAACAAATCGTAATGATTGGGTAAAAAGGTATGATGGTACTACTTTTGATAATGTTCCTGCTCTTGATGACACTGTGGCAGATGATATTGAGGGTGGTTATAAATATTGTAAAGCAAAACTGATTAAAGGATTTCAAAATTTTTTAGTTTTAGGGAATACATACGAAGATGGTTATGATTGTTCTCAAAGGTTGCGTTGGTCTCGTTATGGAGACCCTACTTTATGGAAAAATGACGATGATGGTTCTGGAATGGCTGGGTATATGGACTTTCTGGAAGACCATGACCCTATTATAGCAATGGAGTTGATTGGGAATGCACTGGCTGTTTACAAAAGAAAAAGTATTTATCTTGTGAATTTTGTTGGAACTCCTGGAATATTTAATAAGACAAGAGTTATTAACGATGTTGGTGCTTTATCAGGTGGAAGTATTATACCTTTTCGTGGCGGTCATTTCTTTGTCGGGAATGATAATTTTTACTTTTTTGATGGTAGCAATGTTACACCTATTGGAGATGCAGTAAAAAAGCAATTTTTTGGTAAATTTAATATGGAAAAAAAAGAGCAAGTATTTGGTTATTTGCTTAAAGAACATAGCGAAATATGGTTTGTTTATCCTAAAATAGGTAGCGATTATTGTAATTATGCTTATGTATGGAACTTTGATAACAATTCTTGGTCTCATAGAGAAATGCCTGAATGTTTATGTATGGGGTCTTCTTGGCAATCTGAAACAATTACTTGGGATGATACTACTAAATCGTGGGGTTCAATGGATATGTATTGGGATGAAAGTGCCATGTTGTATGGTGCTCCTAAAAACCTTATAGGAACAACCGAAGGATACATTCAAGACATTAAATCTTATGTAACAGATTTTGATGGAGAAGACATAGATGGCTGGATAAAAACAAAATTATATGATATGAATGAGCCGACTAATATCAAGCGTTTACAAAGGATACAATTTTTAATATCAAGAGAAGGAGATTATGATTTAGAAGTTGTGATAAGGGCAGCCGATAACGTTGAAGAAGAAGCAACTGAATATGGGCCTTATTATTATGATTTGTCAACAACAGCACCGGTTTATTTAGATGTGGATATATCAGCAAGATACTTCCAATTTGTATTCAGAACTCGGTATAAAGCACAACCTTGGAAATTACAGGGATTTATTTTGTATTATAACACACGTGGAGCACACTAATGAAAATTAACGATAATGAGTTTTTTCCTACTGTTAATAGTTTGCGAGATATAGTATCTTGGGCGAACAAAATGGTAGTAACATTATCTAATATTTACAGGAATATAGCACAGGCATTAAACAATAAAGATATAATTACGTCTTATACAACTTTAACTTTACCAAAAACAGGCTATCCAGGACAGATAGCATATAATAGTGATACTGATGAAATGTTAAGGTGGTCTAAAAGTTCTGAAGGATGGGTAAGTTTATGATATTAGAATGTAATAAAAAATTATTTGATATTTATCACGAAGAATTAAGACAGACAGTTGACAAATTCTATAAAAAGAATAATAATATAGATGGGAGCACTAATTTAATAATGCGGTTTATTGAAGAAGTGATAACAAAAGATTCTTTGAATGATTTTTTCAAGATTTATTTGTTTATAGATGGTATTCATGTTATTGGCTATGGTATTATGCAAGTGTGTTACAGTGTGTTCGGGGAAAAAATATTGAATTTGTGGCAATTATACTGTGAACATAATAAACTAACAGAAAAAATATTACATGAATACAATAAAATAGCAGAAACATTTGCTATTGATAAAGGGTGTGGAAGAATAGAGTTAAATACGACAAGAAAAATAAAGTCATATTCAAAGTGGATAAACAAGTTTGGATTTCAAGAGTTTTCTACGAGTTTTATAAAGAAAACAGGAGGTAAATAATATGGGAGCAGCGGCATCTTTGATTCCTGCAGGAATAAGTTTAGTTAGCAGTTTGATGGGAGGCGGTGATACTGAAATAACACCTTATACAAGTGGTGGTATGACGCCAGAACAGTTGTCTGCTTGGCAAAATATGTTAGGGCAATTAGGTCAATACCAAAATACTGGTTATACTGGGCAAATGGTGGCTGGTATGACACCTGAACAAACACAAGCAATAAATGTTATGACAAAAGCGTTGTCTGATGGAAATAAGGCAGTGAACCAAGGACAAAACTTGTTGTCTCAAACACTACAAGGTAATTTTTTGAAACCCGATGCTAATCCTTATGGACAAGCAATGGCGGATGCTATATCAAGACCTATTAAAGAGCAAATAAAACAGCAACAAGATGCATTAGCATCGCAGGCACAAATGTCTGGTATTGGCGGTTCTTCTCCATATATGACACAAAGTCGTCTTTTACAAGAACGTGGTTTGGGTCAATTAGGAGAAGGGTTATCTAATTTATATGGCAATATGTATGCTTCAGAGCGTCAAAATCAACAAAACGCATTAAGTTTAGCACCTACTTATGCTAATTTACCATTTCAACAGGCAAGTCAATTATTTAATGTTGGAGAACAAGCGAGAGGCGTTACTAATCAGAAATTACAGGCACAATATAGCGATTGGTTAAGAACTCAAAATCCTTCGCAAGCACAACAACTAATGGCACAGTTAATTTCTGGTGTTCCTGGACAGCAGACACAATATTTCCAGCAAACCGATATACCTTGGTATCAGAATTTACCAAGTGGTTTATCTAATGCTGTTCAGACAGGTGTGAATGCTTACGATTGGTATAGTAAGTTATATCCAACATCAAACGGAGGATAAAATGGGAAATAGTAAAATAATAACACGGGCAGGAGAAAATGTTCCTGATACACGCCAACAGATTGGTCAGGATTTAGCGATGTTGTTTCAGGCATTAGCTCAAGCAACTCCGCAAGCAAGAGCACAAAAAGAGATAGAACGGTTAAAAAGTCAATATGATTTAGCAGATATTATTGCTCAACAAGGTGGTCAAGATTTATACCAAACATCTCTTGGGAATGTGGCACCGCCCCAAAAAAACCCTCTTGGAGTTAATTTAGGTAAAGTAGGCAATACTATTGCTGATGTTCTAACATTAGGATTAGGTAGACCTCTTCAACAAACGTTTACTTCTCTTCCTAAAGCGGATTTAACAGGAGCTAAACCAAAAGAAACAAAAACTGTTGGAGACATATTAGGTAAAAATGCTATCAATGATTTACCTTTAGACATTCAAAATATAGCTTCGTTAACACTACCGCAAACAGAGAATATTTACGGCAAGGGTTTTATTGGTGATATTTTGAAACTTCAGGAAAGAAATCTTGCTCAAGAAAAGTTGATTATACAGAGGCTCAATATCCTCGCAGATAAGGAGAATATTGAACGAGATAGTGAAGAACGTAATATAGTCATGCGATTGGCAACACAAGCTGCAATGGAAGACCCAGCAAGATATAAATATTGGGAAGACCCCGACGCATTTCAACAGTTGGTAGAGAAACATTTTAATAATATAATGAAAATAATGAGACAACAAGAAAATAAATCAGGTAAAAAAACATCAAATACAAAAAATCCATCAAAATCTGGTAAAGTAAGTATGGAAGACATAAACAACGCTGTAAAATAAGAGGTAATTATGGTAGAAAGAAATCCAGATAACGTGAGAGAGATATTAACAGCGATAAAAAACCTTGACAACCATAAAAAGGTTGCTGTGCTTAATATACAGTCAGAATATGGGCATATAACTAAAGATGAAAGAAATGCTTTAATTAAACATCTTAAGTTGTCTGGCGTTGAATTTAATCCTCAAGTTAAAGAAATTGAAGCACAAATAAGAGAAACTCTGGAACCAAACAAAGAAATTAGAACACCTTGGTTAAGCGGAGACACATCTTTAATACAACCAGATTTTCAATCTATTAAAGAACGGATGGATAAAGCAAGCAAGGCAAGAAAAGAACAAGGTAAACCAGAACCCCCTTTGCCTGCGTATTTAACAAATCCTTTATCTCCTGAAGCACATGAAGAAAGAAAAAATGTTAGTTGGGAACAAGCTAAAACTATGTATCCTTCAGTTATAGCAGAAAAAATTATTCCACAACTAAAAAGTCCTTTAGGAGATGGTGTTTTTCCTAAAATTGATATAAATCAACCTCAACTTAAATATAAACAAGAAATAATAGCACAGATTCCCCCAAAAACAGGCACATTCAGCCAAGATAAGTATAAAGCACTTCCTGTTTCAGCTTTAACAAGAGAAGAGAAAAGATTAGAGGACAAAAACTTATTTAACGCAAGTGATTTCGGTTTGAATCCAGGAAGCGACGAAGATGAAAAAAAAATAATGGATATTTTGTTTGAACGTGGTGGATTAACGGAAAAACAATATAGTAAATTCCGTGAAATAGAAAAATATGCTCCTTTATTAGATGACAGGGACAATTTAAGAGATTGGTCTAATGTAGATGAAGATGTAAAAAAATATTATGAAGCATTATCCTATAAAAGAAACGAAAAAATGCTTACAGATAAAGAGATAGAAGAAGCGAAAATAAGAAAAAAACGGGCTGTTGCTGAATTTATTATGGAACAGGCACCTGGAGTTGGTCTTGCTTATTATTTTGGACCGGTAATGGCTGCGAAATGGGCAACTGCAGCAGCTGCTGGTACTATTTCTGGAATACCGACAGGAATAAAAGAAGCAAAAGAACGATATGCTGCTAACAAATTATTAGGTAAAGAACAAAAAGTTTCAGAGTTAGCATTAACAGGACTTACAGAACCTACAATACGTGGTGTTTGGGGAGCAGCGACACAGTTTACTGGTAGCCAGATAGCAAAGTTTTTTAGGAAAGGGTATTCATCTTTATCAAGGGCTTATGGACCTTCAAATATTATTAACCCATCCACTGGATTAGATTTTAATCCTCCTCCTGTTAGTGCTGGTTTTGTTGACCAATATGGTAGAGAAGTGAGAGGTGGTGCTCCTAACAAAACAATTCAGAATTTATTATATAAATGGTTTTCAGAACATCCATCTGCGGAAAATACGCCTGGATTTAGGAGCAATCCAAATGAAGTTTTATTAAGGGCTTGGAATAGGGGTATGGCTGGCATACACACAAAAGGGATGTTAAGTAATCTTCCGGAAGAAACTGCTATAAAAGAAGCTTTTAGGAAAGATGTTTATAAGCAAATAGAATTGAATAGAATATCTGCTCGTGGTAGTAGTGCTGAAGTTGTAGGGAAACTTCCTTCATTGAAACAAATTAAACAGCGAACAAATCTGAAAAGGACACAAAAATATGTGGATTTGGTAAAAGAAGATATAAATAGGAGTTTTACAGAAGCCACTAAAAAAAATACTCCTATAGCAAAAAAAGTATTATTAGCATCGGAACGATTAAAAGAAAAATATGTTTATGGATATAGCGTAAGACATATTCCGGAATTTGTTGATGATATGCGTATAGCAAAAGGAATACCTAATGATGCTCGTTTAACTGCGGTTAATCAGGTTATGGATGTTGTTGGTAAATTAGAGAAACCCGAGTATGAAACTTTTAGACAAGTAGTTATTCTTGAAGATATGTATCAGACTGCTGTAAGAGCACAAAATAACAAAGAACCGATTATACTTCCTGAAGGATGGGATATTAAAAAAATAATAAGAGAATTAGACGGAGTTTACAGAATTGCAAAAGGCAATCAAAAGATTGAAATGGCATTATTAAAGCATAAACGACTAATGAACGAAGTTGGAAACAGTTTACGATTAAGAGGTAAATTAAAATATGATGTTGCTTTAAGAGAAGATTATTATCCGCACCACGTTATTGAATATCTTGATAAAATGGGAGACAGGATTCCTGGTTCTCCAACAAAACTTAAAGCTGCTTTTAGACCTTATATAAAAGGAAGAGTTGGTTCTAATTTGGCGTATGATTTTGACTATATTGATACGATGGAAAAGCATTTATATAAAGTTAATATAGACAATATGATAGATGACACCGCAGAAGTTTTAGCAAATAAATATGATGTAAGAAGAATGTTATCACAAGAAGAAGTAGCAGAATTATTTGCCAGCACACGTGGGAAAATACCATTAGATAAAACAATAAGAATTGGCGATAAAACATATAAAGCATGGACTCTCAATAGTTTGAAGCAAACACCACGAGCACTTATTAGAAATACAGAAGAAATGCTTAATAGTCAAATAGAGCAAGATACAAGAGTTTATTTATTACCAGAAGAAATAGCAGATAGTTTTTCTCATTGGAAAGACCCGATAACAGAAGGGCCGATTGCTGAAACTATAAGAAAAGCGACATCTTTATGGAAAGCAATGACAATAAATTTTGCTGGTATGCCTTTTCATTTTAACAATTTTGTTGGCGACATGCAAAGTGGTTATAGAGCAGGTGGGCTTGAATTTTTTCAACAAATGAATAATGCTGTTGATTTAATGAAAAATAGTTCGGCAACAGAATCCTTAAAAACTGCTAAAAAATTAGCAGAAGCATTTCGGGTAACTGGTGTTGGCAGTGGTTATTCACAACATGAATTGGCACAATCATTTCACCCAGAGTTTAATAAATTCTATGGCATAAAATATAAATTTATGGCTTCAAAAGTTAATCCTGTAAACTGGAATTTGTATATTTCAGATATGAGAGAAAATATCCCGAGATTAGCGTTGTTTCTCACAAACTTAAAACGCATAGATGAAGGCAAACCATTACTAACCGGTGGAATACCTATAGCGGGGCTTGGTAAGACACAAGCAGCAGCAAAAGTTGCTCGTGATATAATTGTTGACTATGGTGCTTTGGCACCAGAGGCGCAGCAAACATTAAGAAACAATTTGTTTCCATTTATGACATTTTATTTTAAGAATGTTCCTAATTGGTCAAGATATATAGATGCATACCCGAAAGATTATATGGTAAAATTTGGTCTTCCTTATATGATAATGCAGGAATGGAACTACAAAGTTGCTCCCAAATTGGAAGAGAATTTACCTACTTGGCGTAAGTTTCAACCTCATATTTGGACAACAGCTCAAAATGATTTTGGTAATAAGTTAATGATAGCTTGGCAAGACCCGCATACAATATTTTTACAAACTACAGGATTATCAACACTTTATCCTGTTCTAAAAGAAACGTCAATGAAAGTTCAAAAAGGTAAATTAACAGCACATGAAGGTGCGGTGGAGGCGACTATAAACATATTAAAAGACGCTCCTAAATCAGCTTTATCTTCTATAACTGGTTTGGCTAATGTTTTATATACGGCATCGTTTGATATTTTAAGAAATAAAGATAGTTTTTCAGGCCGACCTATTTTAACATCACAAGAAGAAAAAAGCGAAATAGCAAAAAGAAACAAATTGGCTGCCCATACACTTAAAGTATTGTTCCCGCCAATAGCTGCGTGGGAAAACGCAAAATACAAAAAAGAACCGATATATAGACCGCCTCTTGTAAATCTACTTGGGAATTTGACTGGAACTAATTTAGCATTTATATTCAAATATATCAATCCTGAAGATACATTAAGAGCTGGTTACTGGAAAGAAAAAGCTAAAAAAACAGCCCAAGCAACGGATGATATTATAAAATATAGAGACCTTGAGGCAGAATGGTATTTTCAGGTAAAATTAAACAAATATCCTGATAAAATAAAAAAATATGAAAAAGAGATGGAAGATAAGTTTATGGAAATCATAAATAAAAATCAAAAAAGAGGAATAATATTAACACGTGAACAAATTTCAGCTTTAACAGATGATGACAAAGTTTTGAACACAACAATGAACATAATAAATAAAAAATTCGCAGGAGTAAAAGATGACGAGGATAGAAGACGTCTGTTTCAAATATTCACAGATTTTAAGCAAATTCAATTTGAAAAAGAAATAACAAAAAATCCTACAAATTGGTTTACTGCGTTAAATACTGTTTTAAGACAACAACTTGGAGGTAGAATAGACCCTAAAAATATTGAAAATATAATTCATAATGAAAGAGTTGAAGAGGCACCAGAAGGAGATAAAAAGGAGTAACAATGAAAATAATGTTTTACTCGCAATATAATTATAGCAATGTGGCTAAAAAACTTATTGAAGAGGGTAATGAAATCATATATCCACGTAACATTCAAGAGGTTCATGATAGTTTAGAAACAAAACCAGACTTGATTATTTCTGATATAAATGATATAAATATAGAAGAATTAAAAAAGCAAAAATTTAATATTATCGGAGTTCCTAAAGCTGTGTATAATCTTACAGTTAATAGGAATATAATCGGAGAGTTATTAAAACATAGCAATATACAAATGTTTCCAGAAGGAGAAACGTGTCCTAAAAGATTACTAATTGAGATGTGGTTTTCTAATGGTATTCCATTATATCCTGCTAATCAAACTGCTGTATTTACGAGTGAAGTTGATGGTAACGCTATTGCTAAATTTATTTTAATGAATTATGACATTAAAGAACCCTATTTTGTTCAAGTGATTTTCAAACGTTTATTTATCTTATTTGAAAAGATAAAATATTCTGGACCGTTTACAGCAGTAGTTACTTACAATAAAGACAAGAAAAGCAGTCAATATCTTAATTCTTATGCTGGTATCAACTACGGATATAATTATTCACATATTCTTAAATATATTGAACTGTTGGAATGTTCTTTTACTGATTTTTTAGTTAATAACGTGATAAAAGGTGATACAAAAATACCGGTTAATATAAATGAGTATATTTATACATTGAAATCCGTGCTGGATATATCTGAAAAAGGAACAAAGATAAAAGATACTAAAATTAGCATTAAAGACAAAGTTAAAAAATTTGCTGATTTTATTTAAGGAGGAATTATGGCTGATACATACACAACCAATTTAAGTTTAAGAAAACCACAAGTTGGTGTATTAGATAAGACGAAAGATTGGGCAGAAAAACTGAATGATAATTTTGATTTAGTAGATACTGCTGTAGGAACAGAGCACAACGCAGATGGAACACATAAAACAGGCAAAATAGACCATGGTGGGTTGCTCGGATTAACAGATGATGACCACACGCAGTATTTATTAGTAGCAGGAACCAGAGCTATGACTGGAGCATTACAAGTAAAATCATATACAACAGCGACTTTACCGTCTACCGGAAGTGGTGGACAAATAGTATATAATTCTACAACAGATGAGATGCTCCGTTGGAGTACTGCAGCAAACAACTGGGTATCAATGTAAAAGGAGGGTGTATGAAAATTGTTAAACAAACTGTATTTTTAGTAGGTTTATTGGTGATGTCAGCGGCAAGTTTATTTGCTCGTGGTGCTTGGGTTGTACCGGCTATCAGCACAGTTACAGCAAATGCAGATGCTATTTTAAGTGGAACGTTTACTATGTATGCTACCACAAATACGGCAACATCTGATTTTGAGATAGCAAATGGGACAATTACCAAATGTAATGCTATTTTAGTTATGCCACAAGATTATTCTTCTGTTACTGTTGCTACAAACACAATAGTAGTGAACACAGATTTTGATATTTATATATGCACTGGTGTAACTGGCTCTACGAGTTATTGGAAGAAGATAGCGGCTGTGGCACCGTAAATGAAAGGAATATAACTATGGATAAAATTAAAGATCTTGTTTTCGGAGGAGTTACTGTTGTTTTGAGTATAGTTACAAAGTATATCTTTTCAGAGACTACACAGCATGGGAAGGATATTGCTATTTTACAAAATGAAAATAAAAATATCCATAACTGTTTGTCTGAAATGAAAGAAGATTTGAAATTTATCAGACGAAAAATAGAGGAGGTATAAAATGAATGTTGAAACATTGAAGGCTGGTGGCGGAATTATAGCAACGGTTGTAACCGTAATATCGTGGATAGTTGCTTGGGTTGAGCGAAACAAAGACAAGATACAGGCAATTGTGTTGCGGGTGGAAAAGGACGCACAAGACGGTTGGACACAGGAAGAGAAAGAGGATTTGGCAGTGAAACTTTTCAAAGAAGAGGTTTATCCTTTACTACCGTGGTATGTAAAAATTCTTCCGTCCACCATTTTAGAAAATCAGGTAAGAAAAATAATTCGCACACTTTGTAAACAATCGCACAAACTGAAACATTCGCCGAGCATTATTGCGAAACTTGATACGGAGATATAATAATGAACAATAGTAAGAAACAAAACAAAGAAACAATTGTATCAACAATAGGCATAATTGTTTATATGGTTTTTGTTTATTTTGTTCTAAAAATATTTTTTTGACAAAGGAATATGTATGGATAAAAACGAAATAGATGAAACAAAACCGAGATGGTGTTTATTGCCATATCCGGAGGGCGGCAGGTGGAAAAAATGTAATAACAATATGACTTGTAAAGATTGCCTTGAAAACTATTTAGAAAACCAGCAAAGCAATTTTACTGACTAATTTGAGCAAAACAATTTGCTTAAAACAAGATGGAGGAATATAAGGTGAATACAGGAAAGCAGAAATTGTTGGATTTATCACAAGAAGCAAAAGAAAAAATTAAACTTATAGCCACAATAGTTGAAGGTATGCCATACAAATTTGGTGCTGAAGTAGAGTTAACTAAATTGGCTGGTGAACTCAAAAGGGGTGGATTTAGTATTGATTGCTCTGAACTTGTAGAATATGTTTATTATAGAATCGGGTTCAAAGTTCCTGACGGCTCTTATAATCAATTTGATGCTTCATTACCTGTGAATGAAACAGATGGAGAGATAGGAGATTTGGTTTTCAAAAAGAAAAACAACAAAATCAACCATTCTGCTATTATTGTAGAAACAAAACCTGTACTAATTGTTATGGAAGCAGTAGGTGGTAATATTAGCAAAGTAATTATACGCAGTTTAGAGAAATTCAAATTTAGAATTGCTAACTCAAATACTTCAGAATATGCTGGGTTACGAAGATTTATTAAAAACAAGGTTAAAAATGTGGCATAAAAGACACAAATTCAACGCTAAAAAGACAGAATATAACAATAGGACATATCATTCCAAAAAAGAGGCACTTTATGCCCAAGAACTTGATATGCGTTTAAGAACCAAAAACATTCTATCTTGGGAACCACAAGTAAAAATTTCTCTTGATGTCGATGGAACACATATTTGTAATTATTTTATTGATTTTGAAGTAATCAACAAATCTGGTAACAAAGAATGGCATGAAGTAAAAGGTTTTGAGACAGCAGTATATAAACTCAAACGCAAATTACTTGAGGCAACAATTCTTAATAAAAACAAAAACATTAAATATATTGTGATTAAATAATTATTTTTTGACTTTAATTTCTTTCATATTTTTGATAACAGAAACAACATCTGTAATATCCAATTTAACATCAATATGGAATTTCTCTTTTTTTGCTCTTCTGGATAAAACATCTTGGTCTCCGATATACCAACCATAGATAACGTCTTTCTTGCCTATAATAATAGAAGGCACTGTTTTATGCCATAAATAAACGTCTGGGTGTGTTATCCTATATTTCTTAACACAAGACCACATATCTTTCAACAAAGCCCTTCTAACAGACTCTTCAGGTGTATTACCTGTTACTCTCGCACTATTTCCCCATTCTCTCATAATTATGCCTCCTTTATAACTTTTTCCAGCGGGCAGGATTCGAACCTGCTTCCTGTATCAGTTCTTTTTACGGTTATCAGCAATTTGTATTGCTGAAGTCTCACCCTACACTGTCCGTAGGTAACGACTCTCACTCGTCAGCGTTTTATCGCCGTAAAATTATAGCGTTTTCGCCAGAACGCCACCGCCGGAAAATTCACTATTCCCTTCCTCTTCCTGTGCTTCTTGTTTTAGCGCAACCGCCACGTCCTCTGTTTGCTCGGTTTCCACCACCTGACCCATCTTTTTTCGGGACTCCTCTCGCCATTTTTACCACCTACTTTTTACTTCACGATTTCAGTGCCGAAGGCGGTTCCCATTCTCGCACGAGTTTGCCGTCCTCGAATTCTAACGCTCGCACGAGGTTGCCGGCGGAGTATTCCCATTCCCGTTCCAGCACGAGTTTGCCGTCTTTATATTCTGTTTCTCGCACAAGGTTACCTACGACATTCCATTCCCGTACTCGCACGAGTTTGCCGTCTTTATATTCTGTTCCCCGCTCTATATTACTTGCGACATCCCATTCCCATTCCCGCACGAAGTTGCCTGCATTGGATTCCCATTTCCATTTCGTTTCACATTCTCGCACGAGATTGTCATCTACTATCTTTTCAATTGCCAGTACAAGTTTATTGTCATAATCATCAAACAGTTTTTTCTTTACAATTTTCATAATCCTATCATAAAACCGTTTTTTCTTTACAATTTTCATAACCCCTCCCTTTATTTTATTTTTTTTCCAGCGGGCAGGATTCGAACCTGCTTTGATGACGCCGCCCATTTAAGGTATCGGTTCTCCTCAGTCATCTATCCCTCATAACGTTTTCGCCAGAACGCCACCGCCGGAAAATTCACTATTCCCTTCCTCTTCCTGTGCTTCTTGTTTTAGCGCAACCGCCACGTCCTCTGTTTGCTCGGTTTCCACCACTTCAAACAATTCCCATTGTATATTTTTATTCCGCCTTCTTTATAATATGGTTTCATTTACTTTTCACCTCCATTTATACCAATTTTTATAATCCTCCAAAATAGCAGACTCTATTTTCTCTTTCATATCTTCCGCCCAATCTTTTTTATACATTTCAAAACAATCAATTTCTTTACCATAATTATTATAAGATTTATATCGGCAACAGGTTAGTTTGCCTATTTCAACCTCGCTGTCCTCAAAACAACCGTATTCATCGTTAGTAACAGCAATATCAATATATGCCCAACCAGTCAACAGCAACGACAAATTATTGTCAAAATCAACGCCGATATTATAAAATCTATACACTTTAACCGCCTCCTTTTGTTTAATTATTGCGACGCCTCCTAAAATAAATATGTTTTCGCCAAAACCCCTGCCAAAAATGCCGCCGAAATTAACAGGCAAACAATCCAGCCCCGACGGAAACGCCAATACCATTTAATTTCGCCAAGTAATTCTTTAATCCAAAAGTTCATATTTCCCCCTCTTTATAATAAATTTTTTTCTACTGCTCCAATTCTTTTTACCGCTATCTCACAATAATCCTTTTCTCTCTCAATTCCTATGAAATGAAAGTTGTTTTGTTTAGCGGCTACGAGTGTAGAACCTGAACCTGCAAATGGGTCTAATACTGTGCCACCTTTAGGAGTTACCATTTTGATTAGATATTCCATAAGTGCGATAGGTTTGACTGTTGGGTGATTGTTGGCTTTTGGAAGTGTGGTAAATCTTTTCTCTAAATCTTTCATATCTTTGCTTGGCTTATCTGATTGACCATTAAACACTTTAGCTTTTTCCTCCATATCCTCACACCCAGCATTTCTTTCTTTTTTACTTGGTTTTGCTTGGTATATTATAGATTTAAAGAAACGAGATGCGTTGCCTGAGTCGCCATAGGTTTCTCCAAGTTCGTGGTTAATATCAAATTTTCCATAAATACCGTTGGGGCTTCCATCAGTATGCCTTTTATGTTGTTTACCCATTTTCCCACTCTTTGTATCAGGAAAACACTCTCTTACTTC